CCAAGCTTAAAAAATCAATCCTTGAAGATAAGGAACTATTTGGTGATTATGAAATTGACAAAAACACTCGTCAAAGAATAGTGGATAACATTTCCAAACCCACTTACAAAGACCCCAAGACAGGGAAAAGTTACACAGCTCTACAGAGGTATGAGCTTGAAAACAAGGTTGACTTTGTGAAAAACCTTGGAATTATTTTTACGCTGACTGACGGGTTTAAAAACCTTGATGGATTTACTAAGGGTAAGGTAAGAAAGGAAGTTAAGAAGGGTTTGGCTGAATTGGAAAACACTCTTAATAATACTAACAGAAATTCAGATGGCACTTTGAACTTTGCTAATGGTGGAGACCCTAATTCCTTCCTCAGCAAAGGATGGAAGTTTGATTTCTAAAAACTTATTTTAATCTTATAAATTAATTATTTTATGGCAGGACAGCTAAGAAAGTACCAAATGCTTGGCTTTCAGCACTGGAAGGGTTGACTCACAAGTTAAGCCCTTGTAAAATCGGGTAAAATCGGTGAAGGCCTCCAAATAACAATAGGTTAATACCGAGCTAAGACTCATGGTAATATATGAGTACAGTGTAACGCATAGGAAATGAAACTAAATAAAATAGAATATAATTTTCCCAAGAGTGCCCGACACTTAAAGTGAAAATGTATGCTGAACTTACACAATGGTAAAGTGTAAGAACTGGAGGATAAAAAGCCACCAGGATAACAGATTGTTAACAAAGCAGAACCACCTTGGTTCTATCTTTAGGCAAGCTCCCCAGAAGGCAACCAATGTCATGGTTAATCTTCTGGCTTGGAATAAAGGTAAGACTTTGGATACCTTCCTTTCGCAGTTTGCTACTAAGCAGTTTGATGATGATTCAGAAATCTATTGGGAAGTAACAGGTTCAAACAGACGTAATATTCCCTTGGTAGAAGCAAGAGATGAAGAAGGTAATGTAGTTGCAGAAACAGCAGGTATGATTGGCGCAGGCACAGCTCCTTTCTATCTTGTGTTTGATGAAGATTGGTTTGCTAAACCACAATTGGCACTTTAGGTAGAAATACTTAAATGAAAATCGAGTAAAAACGGTGAAGGCTTATTAGAGTACTTCAACTAATATGCTAATACCGTGCTAATGCTTATGGTAATACATAGGCACAGTGTAGAGAGTAGATATTGAAACTATGACTGGAGAATCCACTGTAAAAGGAATATTGGTTAATACACTAATAACAGGTAGTCGTAGAATATAATATATCCAAGAGTACTCGACATCTTAAAGATTCCTCTACAAGATGAAAATGTACCCCGAACTATAAGGAATGAATAACTTATAGAGCTAAAGGATAAAGAGCCTTTAGGGTAACAAAATTGGATGGTGAAGTAATCGTAGGAAACCTTAATGAGGTTTATCCTATGAGAATACTGGGTAATGCTCGTATGGAGGGAACTCATGCAGTTTACAAAGTTGAACTCATGGGTGGTAACACTGATGGTATTCCCGCTGAACGTCTGCAAGCAGGTGAGAAATTCAGCTATGAATATGCTCCCATTGAGAAATCACTCTCAAGAAAAGTGGGCGATGTTAGATTTAGCTCTCCCATTGCAATGAGGAATGAGTGGTCTTACATTCGTATCCAGCATAAAGTTCCTGGTGATATGCTCAACAAGAAGTTGGCAGTAGGTCTTCCTATTATGTCAGAAACAACTTCTGGTGTTAAGCAGACTTCTGTAGCCAATACTTGGATGCACTATGCAGATTGGGAAGTTGAAAACACATTCTCAGAATACAAAAATAACATTCTTGCTTTTGGTCGTTCAAACAGAAATAAGAATGGCGAATATATGAACATTGGTAAATCTGGTGAAGAAATCCGCATGGGTGCTGGTCTCTTTGAGCAGATGGAAGTTTCAAATGTTCATTACTATAATAAGTTCTCAATTAAGCTTATTGAACGTGCTCTCCTTGAGCTTTCAATCTCTAAGCTTTCTATGGGTGACAGATACTTCCTTTTGAAGACTGGTGAACGAGGAGCAATCCAATTCAATAAGGCTGTTATGCAGGAAGTAAATGGTTGGACTCAGTTCACTCTTAATGGTGATGCACTCAAGGTTGTATCTCGTACTTCTTCTGAGCTTAGTCCTAATGCCCTTACAGCAGGATTCCAGTTTGTTGAATATATGGCACCTAATGGTGTTCGAGTAAAGGTGGAAGTTGACCCCTACTACGATGACCCCATAAAATTTCTTGTGGCTTAGTGAGGTGACTCACTATTGAAAAATCGCTCAAAAACGGTGAAGTCTTTTTAAAAATTATTTTGACTTTACATTTATTTTTATTACCTTTGCTTCATAATATAAAATAATATGGAGATATTTAGAGAAGTGAAAGGTTATGAAGGTTACTATGAAGTTAGTAATCTTGGGAACGTTAGAAGTACATCTTATAAAGGTGTTAGGATTTTAAGACCAGCGAAAACCGCTTGTGGATATCTTGATGTTGTATTTTGCATTAAGCAAAAGAAAGAGCATAAACTTGTCCACAGATTGGTGGCTGAAGCATTTATTGACAATCCTAATAATCTGACTACCGTCAATCATAAAGACGAAAACAAGCTCAACAATAATGTTGAAAATCTTGAGTGGATGTCGATTGATGATAATATCAGATATTCCAACAGTAAGATGCTAACAGAGTCTCAGGTGTTAAAGATTCCAGCAATGATAGAATCTGGTTACTCTCAAATGGATATAGCTAATTCGTTTGGCGTGAGTAGGAGAACAATACAATTCATCCTGCAAGGAGAGCACTGGAACAACTTAGGAATTGATTTCACCAAACTTAAATGTAAAAGAAAAAAAAGGAATGCACCCCTATTGGTGCAGAGATAATACCGTGCTAAACTTAGGAATTAAAAAACCTAAGTCAGTGTAACGCATAGAGGTTGAACCTTAGAAATAAGAATAAAACACCTCCACGAGTGAGCGACATCTCTTTGAGATGGTGATGTATGCTGAACTCATGCAATAATAAAGCATGAGAACATAGAGATAAAAAGCTCTATGGGTAACAAATTTGTAGAAATAAGATTCAACATCCTGATGGAGGCCCTGCATTCTCATACAGATATGATATTATGGATATTGGTACAATGGACCAACCGAATATCTTCAAGTGTGAGGTTAAGGGTAAATCAGAATATCGTGGCTACCAATGGGGATTAACTGCTTGATAATCAAGCTTTTACACATTTTCTCAGTTCCCACCTACGGCCTTTATAAAAGTAGGAAAAACAAGGTTAAGTGCTGGAAGTTCCTTAGAGCTTTCACTGCTTTTTGGTTAAGTCAAAATATTTCATTATATTTGTATAATTAAATATTAAACTTAAATTTTCAATCATTTAAATATGGAAAATAAAGAATTATGGAGTACCTTGAAAGAGTATAGAGGTATTGAAGTTAGCTCTATTGGCAGAATTAAGAAGTTAGCCAACAAGAGAAACAAAGAAAGAATACTATCGGTATTTAGTAAAGATAAAGATGGCTATTACAAGGTTAATGTTTTAAAGCCTGATGGCAGTTGGACTCAGCAATATGTTCACAGATTAGTGGCTCTTGCGTTTGTTGAGAATCCAAATTGTAAGCCATGTGTAAATCATATTAATGGAGACAGAAATGATAATAGAGTTGAAAATCTCGAATGGGTAACACCAAAAGAGAATGTTGTCCATTCTTTCAGATATGGAAAAAGAAAAGCCTGTAAAGATGTACCACGTAACACAATTCTTACTGATTTTCAAATTTCCCAAATAGATAACCTTAGAGAAATTTACACAGTCTCCGCTATCGCTAAATTATTTAATATCGAGTATCAATCTTTGAAAAACATAATTCACAAAAAGAAACAACGTGAAAGATTGGATAACCAGCAGCCAAGCAATTATAATTCAATTTATAATTGAAGGTTCAACGACTATCCTATATGGAGTACACTCTAAGCAGAGTGGAAATGCCTTGCCTCACTTAGTGAGTGAAGATATAGTCTGACCTCTATCGAAAGATAGAGATGATATATGGAAGCGATATATCAGCAACATAAAAATGTGAGAAATCCATTTACC